GCAACAGCAGGGTTAAGAAAAATACACGCATCAAGTTCTGCGCCCACTGGAAGTGATGGTGCAGTTGGTGATATATGGGTTAAATTCTGATGACTATTTGGTATGTTGACCCCTCTGGCTCTGCTGGAAATGGTACTGGTACAAGTTTTGCTAATAGAGCTAGTGCTATTTATGGTGACTCAAATAACGCTTCAACAATTCATACAAATGTTGCTGCTGGTGATGAAATAAGAATAAAGAAAAGTCCTGATGCTACATCTTTAGGTACTTGTAAGGTAAATAATAAGAACCCAGATACGTCATATTACACTAGCAGTATTACTATTAATACATGGAGTACAACGGCAGGGGAGACAATATTTAATCACGCTAGTCATATGCTTGAGACTGGCGATTTTATTTTTATAAATAACGAAAGTAGTTTAACAACTAATAAAATTAATGGATTATGGAAAGTTACTGTAGTTAATAGCAATACTTTTAAATTAGATGGTTATATAGGTTTAAGCAGTGGAAGTATAAGTAATGCAAAATATAAAATAATGACTTCAAACGTTTTAGAGTTAAATACATCAAATATTACGAAGACAATAGTAGGAGGAAACGATAAAGATTATTCTGGTAATGCTGTTCCTAGTTGGACTGCAAGCAGTGGAGTAACTTATACCCAAATTAATAATAATAGTTCTAGTGCTTGGGGTAGTGGTCAAGGACTACTATATGGTCCCGTTGGACATAAGTTTGTTGTAGATACTAACCAATCAAGCGGGACAAAATTAGCATATTTTCAATTAGATTCTGCTACAGATTTTTCTGATTACCAACAAATTTCTCT